AAAGACTTTGGTTCTATTCGTAAATGGGTTGCTACTAATGATGTTGACTCTAATACCTTGTACCGCAAGCTATATGATTCAATGTATGATTTAATGAAACCTCAATCTATTCCACAGGCTGTGTTGATTCTTGCTGACTACCAGTACAAGGCTGCATTCGTTGCCGACCAAGAGATTAATACTGTGGCTTGCCTGACCGAGATTATGGTCAATTGTGAGTTCGTATGATTATAGACTTATTTAAACCAACCATCGAATGGATTAAAGATGACTGGAATTCTAATCGTTTTCGCTTTTGCGTTGAGCTGCTTGCTTGGTGCATTAGTATTGGGTGTTCAATTACCATGGCTCTCACGGTTCCCAGCCCGCCTTTACTTACTCTTTATCCTATATGGATCCTCGGTTGTGGCCTCTATGCTTGGGCTGCTTTTACTAGGAAATCATTTGGCATGTTGGCTAACTACATGCTATTGGTGACTATAGATTCCGTTGGCCTGATCCGGATGGTCCTAAATTGACCATCGGAGAACCGTCCGTAAAATCTCTAAATCTTACGGATACTAAATATTTGGTTAAGCATTAAAATTATGAATCCATTTGATTATGTTAACGCTATCTTGCAGAACAAGAAGCAATTGATTGTTGATGAAATTACAGAGAAAGATTATGCACCTTTCTTGGTCAACCGCAGCCTTTCCTATCATAAAGACTGTATCATGTATGCCAATGAGATGAATCGTAGGCACTTCCTTGATAAGAAACTACAAAATGATTTCCTTCTAAATACCGTGCGGTCACAGAAAAGACCATTTGCTAAGTGGGCTAAAGTTGAAAAGAATGATGATTTGGAATGTATAAAGCTAATCTACAATTTTTCTGACTCTAAAGCTCGTGACGCTCGGCGTTTACTCAGCAAAGAACAAATCCAAGAACTAAAAGAAAAAACCGATACCGGTGGATTAAGGAAATGATATGGTTGATTTGTCAAAGTTTGTTGAGGTATCACTCAACGAACAGGATGATTTTTTAAAGGTACGTGAAACGCTAACTCGTATTGGTGTATCTTCTCGTAAAGAGAAGGTTCTTTATCAGTCTTGCCACATTCTACACAAACAAGGCAAATACTATATTGTTCACTTCAAAGAACTATTTGCATTGGATGGTAAACCATCTAATATTTCAGAGAATGATATTCAAAGGCGCAACGCCATTGCTAATTTGTTAGAAGAATGGGGTTTGATTAAAGTGTTAAATAAAGATATACTAGTTGACAACATTGCACCATTACACCAGATTAAAATTATATCATTCAAAGAAAAAGACCAATGGGAACTTATTGCTAAGTATAACATTGGAAAGAAAACACCGGATTATTGAAGAACCCACCTTAGGGCCGTTTGATGCTACGGTAACAAGGCGTCCGTGCAATTGAACTGACATACGTTAATTGTCCCTGTATAAAGTAAGCAGGAAGATATGCCTTCGGGGTATCATTTTTTATCAACTCGCTTAATAGGAGAAAAAACTATGACACGCTTTACAACATTGTATCCTCAGTTTGTAGGCTTTGACCAACTATTCAATGAACTCGAAAGAATCGTTGAAGGTCAGGCTGTACCAAAACTTAATACTTTTCCACCACACAACGTACTCAAAGTAGATGACAGTCATTATGTCGTTGAAATGGCAGTTGCTGGTTTTAGCAAAGACGAAATCGATATCCAATTGGATGACGGTGTTCTAATTGTTAAAGGTGACAAGAAAGAAAAAGAGGAATTTGAATATGTGTATCGTGGTATTGCAACACGTTCATTCACTAAATCAATTCGTTTGATTGACACGATTGAAGTCCGTGGTGCAGAATTCAAGGACGGCATTCTACGCATTGCATTGGAGAATGTTATTCCTGAGAATAAGAAACCACGTAAAATTGAAATTGGTAACAGTTTAAAGTTACCTAAGGCTCAGTTGTTACAAGAAAAAGTAGCAGCTTAACCAAGAGGGCTTCGGCCCTCTTTAGGAAAATTATGATTAATATGATGATACATACTCACAAAGAGTATGCTTTTAATTTCGATTCAAGTTGGGTTAAAGCTTCCTATGCTGGAGGTTCTGGTCCATTTGAATGGCATCCACCAAGTCCCAATGGTGAGTACACTAATGTAAATATTGGATTGAATACTATCAGTAAGTATCGCCATTATTATTCACAAGTTGATGAGCTTGATTTTCTCAAAGCTTTAGGTCAACAAGCAACTGATTACTACCTTGCAAACAATGATACTGAATCAGAGTATCTTGGTGTTGGTTCGTATCGTAGATACCTAGCAATTCAACAAGGTGTTGGTTATGTTGGTGAAAAACTTCATGTACCATCTAATGTTGACTCATGTAAGATGTTAACATCTGAATCTCAAAAAGAAGCCGCATTAACATACTTACAATCAGCTGATGTTGTTTGTAGTCGGTATCGTATGATGCATAATTCTATTGAGAATCAATACTTAGAATCACAACTGCCTGAATATTGGAATCTATTCAAAGAAGGCATTCAAGTTGTAAATCCAAGTTATCGTAAACATATGTTATGGTTTACTGATTACAGCATTTGTAATTATGAATGTGTTTATATTTTACCTAGACACCTATTCAAACAATTAGTGAATGAATATTTTGAAATCATGGAATATATTTGGAAGAATTGTTCTAACACATTCCCTGATAAAAACAAACAACAATACAACTGTACAGAGATTAACCCATGGAGATATCCTGGTTTCTTAAATGAGAGATTTGTACCATTCTTCTTCTATGCAAATGGCTTGCGTAAGATGGAAGTACCACTGGCGTTTTTAGAATGAAACAGAAATTTATTGATGCACACATGCATGCCGCTGAAGTTTATGCTGAATTATCTACAGCTAAAAGACTTCAGGTGGGTTGTGTTATCGTAAAAGACAATACTATTATTGGTATTGGTTACAATGGCATGCCTTCTGGTTGGGACAATGTTTGTGAGGTAATTAAGCACACCGATTTCACAGGTACTGTGGTAACTATGTCCAAGCCTGAAGTGCTTCATGCAGAAACTAATGCGATTGCAAAGGTAGCTAAATCTACCAACTCTACAGATGGTGCAACAATGTTTATTACACATGCACCTTGTTTAGATTGTGCCAAGTTGGTTTACCAATCTGGTATCAATAGTGTTTATTATAGAGACACATATAAAAATGATGATGGTTTAAAGTTTTTAGAAAAATGTAATATTAAGGTTGAAAAATATGAGTGATGTATTCAAAGATGTAGAAACATTTATGGTCGCAGCAGGCCAAACCACAAAAGAAGATAATGTAGAACAATCTCTTTTGTATCGTAGGTTAATCAATGAAGAATACCATGAATTCATTGACGCTGTAAGTGCAAATGATGATGTTGAAACTATTGATGCCTGTTTTGATACCATTTGGGTAATCATTGGGTACATGAAGTCCCGTGGTTGGGATTGTACAGGTGCTTGGGACGAAGGTGCTCTAAGTAACCTAAAGAAGATTGACAAGGAAACTAAAACTGTCCTGAAACGGGCAGACGGCAAGGTTCTTAAGCCTGCCGATTGGAAGAAACCAGATTTTACCAAGTTTGCCAAGTAAAGCCTTGCAATTGTTAGTATATTGTGTTATAATTATTTTATCGTATTTAAATGAGGATGTATATGAATCTACGTGAATTGGCAAAGAAGTTAGTTGTTGAGCATAAGTTGCCACATGCAGACAGGTATGAACTGTTCCTGCGTGACTTTGACAACATGGTCGAAGTTGTTGGTTGGATGCAAGATCCAACTATCAATGTTCGGGAATTTCAGAATCGGGAAATGCTGATTCCGAAACGCTGGGTTACCATCGGTGTATTGGATGGTAATATGAAGGTGAAAGCATGATTAAGCTTTTAACTTTTAAAACAAATCACTCAATCATGGGTGATGTTACTGAAACACCTATCACGTTTACTATTGCTAAACCTGTTCAGGTTATTATGCAACCAACTAAAGATGGTGCATCAATGGGATTTGTACCCTATGTTCAATTCTGTGAAGAATGGAAAACAGGCATTACATTTAAGAAAGAGGATATTCTTTTTGAAAGTACACCTGTATTAGAATTGACAAATCAATATAATGATATGTTCGGTTCTGGCATACAGATTGCCACATCCATTCCAAAACTATGATATAATGTGTGAATGTCTAAAAATTATTACACCAATGTTGCGGCAGTAGGCAACAATATTTTTTATCGAGGTGTAAAAGACGGTCGGCGCATTAAGCTTAAAATTGCTTATGAGCCGACTTTGTTTTTGCGCTCGAATAAAACAACAAAATTCAAATCACTTGAGGGTGTTTATCTTGAGCCGATGAAATTCGAATCGATGCGTGAGGCTCGAGACTTTGTTAAGCGGTACGATGAAGTACAAGGCTTTGAAGTCTATGGCAATTCTAGTTATCAATATGCCTTCATTGCAGATGAACAAAAAGGCATGGTCGAATGGTCAATGGAAGAATTGTCAATTGCAGTTATCGATATTGAAGTTGGCTCTGAGAATGGTTTCCCTGACCCATATCTTGCTAACGAAGCGATTACTGCTATCGCTGTTCGTCAGTTGAATGGTGGCACCACAGTTTATGGTTGTGGTGATTACAATAACAATGATGAAAATGTTACCTATTATAAGTGCCGTGATGAGTATGATTTGTGTAAGAAGTTCCTGTCTGATTGGAATACAAACCCACCAGATGTAATCTCTGGTTGGAATATTAAGTTTTTTGATATTCCATATTTGGTTAATCGTTTCACAAAACTATTTGGTGAAGATGAAACACGCAAGTTATCTCCTTGGGGTCTAATCAATAGTCGTAAGGCTGTGGTTAATAACCGAGAGTTAACTGCATATGAGTTTGTTGGCATTTCCACACTTGATTACATTGAACTATACAGATGGTATGCGCCAGGTGGTAAATCACAAGAGTCATATCGCCTTGATAACATTGCTCAAGTAGAACTTGGTGAAGGTAAGATTTCTTATGATGAATTCGAAAACTTGCACCAATTGTATCGTTTGAATTACCAAAAGTTTATTGAGTACAACATTAAAGACGTTGACTTGATTTTAAAACTTGAGAACAAGTTGAAGTTGATTGAACTTGGTCTGACTTTGGCCTATGATACAAAGACCAACTACGAAGATATCTTTGCACAAACTAGAATGTGGGATGCTCTAATCTATAACTATCTGTTGGACAAAAACATTGTTGTACCACCAAAAGTTACTAAGAGTAAATCAGAAGCGTTTGAAGGCGCCTATGTTAAAGACCCACAAACAGGCATGCATCCATGGGTTGCATCGTTTGACTTGAACAGTTTGTATCCGCATTTGATGATGCAATATAATATTTCACCTGAGACATTGGTTCAACCAACCGATTACACGGATGAAATGCGTAACATCATTATGGATACTGTAAGCGTTGATAAATTGTTGACTAAATCAGTTAATCTATCAAATATGAGTGGTTACACCATTACACCAAATGGTCAATTCTTCCGTACTGACAAACAAGGCTTTCTGCCTAAGATGTTGGAAGAAATGTATATTGACCGTTCCAAGTTTAAGAAGATGATGATTCAGGCTAAGAAAGATTATGAAGTTGAGACTGATTCGTTCAAAAGAAAAGAATTGAAGAATAAGATTGCTCGTTATGATAACCTGCAATTGGCAAAGAAAGTTTCTCTCAATAGTGCTTACGGTGCCCTTGGTTCTCAGTATTTTAGATTTTATGATTTGCGTATGGCCTTGGGTGTTACTACTGCTGGTCAATTATCAATCCGTTGGATTGAACACAAGATTAACCAGTACATGAATGGCCTATTGAAAACAAATGATGATTATGTTATCGCCTCAGACACGGACTCGATATATCTCAAACTTGGTCCACTTGTTGATAAAATGTATAAAGACACGACAGATGTTAATAAAGTTATCGCCTTCATGGACAAAGTCTGTGAAGATAAGATTCAACCTTTTATTGACAAGAGCTATCAAGAACTTGCTACGTATGTCCATGCATATGACCAAAAAATGCAAATGAAGCGTGAAGGTCTTTCTAACAAGGGAATCTGGACTGCCAAGAAGCGTTATATTCTAAACGTGTATAACAACGAAGGTGTGCAGTACAAAGAACCTCAGATGAAAGTTATGGGTCTGGAAATGGTTAAATCTTCCACACCATCGGCAATCCGTGAGAAGATGAAACAATCTATCAAGCTGATGATTAATGGTACAGAAGATGACATTCATACCTTTATTGATGAGTTTAGAAAAGCATTCAAGGCAATGCCGCCTGAAGAAGTATCATTTCCCCGTGGAATGAATGGTTTGAAGGAGTATTCTGATGCAGCTACTCTATATAAAAAAGGAACACCGATTCATGTGAAGGGTGCTATTCTGTATAATGCCAAACTCAAGCAATTGAAACTAGATAAGAAGTACCCATTGATTCAAGAAGGCGAGAAGATTAAATTCTCCTACCTGAAACAACCAAACCCTATGAAAGATATGGTCATTTCATATCCAAATAGATTGCCACCTGAGTTTGGTTTGCAAGAGTATATTGATTATGATTTGCAATTTGAGAAGGCATTTCTCGAACCAATCAAAGTGATTTTAGACCAGATTGGTTGGTCTACAGAGAAAAGAAATTCGTTGGAGAGTTTTTTTGGATAACATTAGAGTAATTAAAACTGGCATCAATGTATCAAAGATATTGAATCAACTGAAACAATATCCTAAAGATTGGGAAGAACAGAAGAATATGGAGAATGCCGATTCTTTATTGAATTATGGCTTTGACTATCTTCCTGCTGGTGTGTTACAATTGGTGATTGGTGGTGTAACAGACAAGTCACAGTTTGTTGGTGATACAGAGTATTGTATCCCAACGGCTGCATTTGACCATCATACAGAAGTCATTAGGTTTCTACGCAGGCATTTCCATGCATTTTGTCGGTGTGGTTTCTTATCATTAGAAGTTGGTGGTGAAGTGGGACAACATATTGACCAAGGTACATACTATCAAACAAAAGATAGATATCACCTTTCGATTCAAGGTCGATATGAATATACAGTTGGTGGTGAATCAGTTATTGTTGAGCCAGGTACATTAATTTGGTTCAACAATAAGTTAATGCATGGTACACAAAACATTGGTGATTGCACAAGAATTACATTTGTGTTTGATGTACCACATAACAAAAAGAATCCGTGATAATTTAAAAAGGTGATATATGAGTTTATTAGATAAAATCAAAAAGAATTCCACTATTAAAGATAGTGCCATTCTTGCTAATTCAAAGTTCTTTAACGCAAAGGACATGATTACAACCGATGTGCCAATGGTCAATGTTGCACTATCTGGTAATTTAGATGGTGGCCTAACACCAGGTCTTACGATGTGGGCAGGTCCATCAAAACACTTTAAGACTGCTTTCAGTTTGCTGATGGCCAAGTCCTACATGGACAAGTATTCTGAATCTGTATTGTTGTTTTATGATTCTGAGTTTGGTACTCCACAAGCATACTTTGATACCTTTGGTATTGATACAGAAAGAGTTATTCATACTCCGTTGACTGATATTGAACAGTTGAAGTTTGATATTATGAAACAACTTGAAGGCATTGACCGTGGCGACCGAGTGATGATTATCATTGACTCAATCGGTAATTTGGCTTCAAAGAAAGAAGTTGAAGATGCACTTGAAGGCAAGTCTGTTGCTGATATGAGCCGTGCAAAACAAGTTAAGAGTTTGTTCAGAATGGTCACGCCACATCTGTCACTCAAAGATATTCCCATGATCGTTGTGAATCACACATACAAAGAAATTGGTATGTTCCCGAAAGATATTGTTGGTGGCGGCACCGGTTCTT